GCAGAGTAAGAAGTATTTATGCCACCAGTGCCATCGCCTACATTTTTCCATACGTTATTATTTGTTGTTGCGTTTGTTAGCGCATACAATTCACCTGATGTGGTGTTTAAATAAAGGTCTCCAAGTGTTCCGTTTGTAGTTGCCGTTGGGTCTGAAGAAGCCTTTGTTATGGCATCTGGAATCGCACCAGACTGCAACATAGCGGCGGTAATAGTATTGGCACCGGGAACTACAGTCTGCTGTGCCTTTCCCTGAAACAGTACATAGAAATCATCAGTAGCTAAAATGCTACCTGTCATAGTTAGAGCAGTGCCAGCAGTAGTATATGCTACGCTAGGCTCTTGACGCACATTATTTACAAATACTTCAATCTCATTCTCGTTAGCAACGGAATAGTCAAGAGTAAAACTTGTACCACTACCACCAGTCAAATCTTGATAATTGATTGTACTATAAGTAGCAGCAGGTGGATTACCTAGATACGGCATTACTTATTCCTTACGTAATATCAAGATGGCTCAAGACAACATCAGCAGATGATGCAGTATCGGATGTTACTTTTAAAGTATCACCCGGTTCCATAACTACCTTTTGGTCTCCACCAACCACAACTAAAGAACCACCAACAGGTACTGGGGCATCTTTAACTAGATACACACTGTCTTCTGCACCAGAAGTACGAGTTGAAGCGTCAAGCTGTACGTCTACCAGAATTTGTGATGTAACAATATTAGAGATACTCAGACCAATGATGGTGGTTTCTGTGCTTGAAGGACAGGTATAAATGGTAGCAGGTGATGTACCTACTGCTGTATCTGTCTCACATAAAAAAGCGTTTGCCATATTTTACTCCAAATGTACACTAATTATACCATATTTGTAATGGTTTGTCAAGTACTTTTTATTATCCTAATGCAATAGCTAGTGCAACTGCTGCACCATTTGCAAATGCCTGTGTAGACACAGTTCCTGATTCATCACCAAATGTGAAGGTTCTGTTTGCTGTAGGGTCAGTGATAGCAAAAGTAGTTGTAATACCATCTCCTGTTGTAGCACCGTCAAACGTAATGCCTGTATCTGTCACATTACTGGCTGCACCAAGACTGCTATCTACATATGCCTTAATAGATTGCTGTGTAGCAAGAGCCGTGTCACTATTAGATGACAGCGTATCTTCATCAAGAATGGCTGTTACAGTTGCACCAGTAGCAAGTGTCAAATCGGTGCTTGCAGTCAAATTAGTAAACGTACCTGCTGCTGCACTGTTAGCACCTATTACTGTACCATCAATCTCACCAGCAGCAATGTCTACTTTGGTAATATCAACTTCGCCAGTACCATTTGGTGTGATTGCAATGTTACCGTTGGTATCTGTGCTGGTAATAGCATTACCGTTTAGGTTTAGATTGTCTACCTGCAGTTCTGTTACTGCACTAGCTGTACCAATTGTAACACCATCAATAGTACCAGCGTCAATGTCTGCTTTTGAGATGTTTACTTCACCAGTACCATTTGGTGTTAGGTTAATATCACCATTGGTATCTGTGCTAATAATAGTATTGCCATCAACATTGATGTTACCAATAGTTGCACCACTACCGTTCAGCTTTAAGCGTTCTGCTGCAGTAGCACCTGCTGACATAGTTTTGAATACCATGTCAAATTCTTCAGCCGTAGGTGTCAAGCCCGTAGCTACAGATTCAATGACACCACCTGTTTCAATTGTGCTTGCTGCAGTCTCAGTTGAGAACTCAACACCTACACCAATACCAACAGCAGGTGTGCCTGTGCTTTTAGCTTGCAGCTTCAGTACATCTGTGACACCATTAGTTGTGCTATTCTCTACGTCAAGCAGTACGCCTATATCAGCTTGATGTGTAAGCGTTACTTCACCGTCAGCACCTAAGTTAATAATAGCACCGTCAGAAGACAGCGAAAGGTCATCACCAATGTCAGCATCACCTGTAACATTCAAGTCTGTGCTAATGTCCAGTTGACCCGTAATATCTACACCATCTGTTGCCGTAGACAGTTTAATAGCATTATCATAGTAGATGTCTACAGCACCATTAGCAGTACCGTGTAAGTATGTTTCAGTACCAGCAGTAGCAGACAATCTTAGATTTGCAGCAGCAATACGCAAATCACCACTACCTGCTGCAAAAATTCTACTTTGATTAGATGTAGTATCGTGATATATTTCTAGGTCAGGGTTAGCACCAACACGGATTCTATCGTTGTCATCTACATCAATGTTGTTACCGCCAGTAGTATTACCATTAGCAAGAACTTCACTAAGTTCATCTGCAATACCTATCTGAGAATCTACATATGCTTTAATAGACTGTTGTGTAGCCAAAGCACTGTCACTATTAGAAGACATGGTGTCTTCATCTAATATGTCAGTAACAGTTGTTGTAGGCATAGCCAAGCCATCTACATTAGCTGTGCCATCTAAATATAAATCTTTAAACTGAAGAAGACTTGTGCCAATGTCTAGTGTATTAGTAGTCTTAGGTTTAATCTCTGTAGTACTTGCTACAAAGTCTTGGGCAGGTCCAAGCACAGTAACTGGACCACCTTCGCCTGATGTACCATCGTGCGTGTGTCCTGTGCTACTGTTAAACGCTGCTTCAATGGCATCATATTCACCATCAAAGTCTGCAGCGTTAATAATGTTACCGTCAGCAATATTGTTAACGGTATCGTTTCTGGTATAGCCTGTTCCCATAGTTTTTACCTTCTATCGTGAATTGCATATTCAGTCGTTAATGCGTCAATTGAATATGGCGGGTTTTGGTCATCTGATTCAAATTGAAATGACACAGTAAATCCAGAGCCTATAACTTGCGTTTGGAATAGTTTAAGTAGTTTAGTACCAAATCGTGTGACACCAAATGTGCCGCTACCAAAAAAGCCAACAGTACCTTGTGTGTTAAGAATACTAATAGGTGGTGGCTGAATAGTACCCTGACTATCAAAGTCAAGTTTCAAACTTACATCAAATGCAACGCTACCTTGTGGATCAGTGTACAAGAATAACTTGTAAAATGTTTTGCGTTTACGTGGGTCACTAATAGGCAAGTGAGGTGTAGCAAATGTTGTTTTGATATTTTGACCATCAAATGAGTTGCCACTTTCCATCTGATACAAGTAGCCATCATTGTTTGAAAACAGTACTACTTCAACATTTAAGTTATAGTTACTGTCAGATACATACGACCTAATACCACGTAGTTCCGCAAAGGCCATCCCTTCACCGCCCTGTGGGGCAAACTGTGTCACAAGAACTCCCTGTGAGTTTTCCTGTGTAATATTATTGTTATAACCAAATATTCTGTACTGTGACTTTTCTCGCACTACACAACTGCTAAATGATGTGTTGTTAGAGACAAACGAAGTCATGTCACTTTGGATTGCTTTAGATACAGATGCTAGTCCAAAGTCTCCAATTCTATCTGTACCACTTAACAATCTAAGTCCGTCTGGACCAAGAAACATAATATCACCAGCAATCTCTTGCACTGTGTCTGAATCAATACATCCAATATCTGTTGTAATTGGTTGCAGTGTAAAGTCTGCGATTGTATTGCCAGTTAGTTGGTGAATACTAGATTCAGTAAAGATAATTAGTTGTTGCCGGAATACTGCCAGTGCGGTAATTTTACCACCGATATTGATTGAGCCGGAACCATTAGCAACAGTAAAATCACTATCTGTATAAGGTGCAGTAAATGTAAGCACAGAACCTTTAGCAAAGAATAAGTGGTTCTTAACTTCTGCTACAAATGTTGCACCTATAACATCTGTTGGTGCATCAAGTAAAACTGTAAAGGTAGTGTTGTCATATAGTGCTGGTTCATTTAAACCATCAACTATTACAATTTTTTCAGTACCGTTAAAGTTGTACTTAGCAAATCTAGTTCTGTTTGCATCTTCTCTGCTAGTAGACAGAAACGTAATTACTGCGTTATCTGCTGGGCTACTTGCGAGTGCTGGGTTAATCGTTAATGTAGCACCGCCTGATGTTACTGTTGCATTAGCTGTTACTGTATAAATTAAATCAATGCCAGCAATCTTAAATGCATCACCTGCTTGTGGTGCAGTATCCAGCCCATCTATTACAAGGCTTGTACCTGTTTGACTACCGCCATCTACTAAGGGTGTTCCGTAGTCAGGTACATTTATTTTAGTAAAACCAGAACCGCCAGATTTATATATGTCTGCGTTCTTAGCTACAATAGCTACATCTTCCCATGCAGCTAGACCCAAAGAAAGATAATCAGATGCTGTGCTTATAAATATAACGTCATCTGCATTGGACGGATTAACGACCATTGTTTGGTCTAATGTTAATGTAGCCCGATTATTAGTAGCATCATAAATTACACCACCAGATGCAATTGTATATCTAAATGTAAGTACTGCATTATCATCTGGCGATAAAGTTAATGTTGGAGATATTGTAAGTGTTGATGCAGTACCTACTAATGCAGTAGCGGCACTGACAGTGTATACAGTATCATCGCCATCAATAGTAAAAGTATCATTAGCGGATGGTGCAACGTCTAATCCATCTACATTTAAAGATGTTCCTGTTTGACCTATACCATCTACTGCGCCACCTACAAGGCTAAGTACATCACCTGCTTCTGGTGTAGTATGAATAGCTGCCAGTATAAGTCCTGTGCCACTCTGTCCATCACCGTGTACAACAGGCGCACCATAAGGTGGAATAATTACGCTGTCGTATTTGTCATAACCTTCAATACGTCTGTAACCACCCTCTACTGAAGGCTCAAAGTTACGTAGTATTCTTGCGCTTCCCGGTGCGTTAATACCTTGCTGCAAAGGAGAAAGGTTAGTTATTAGACCACCACGAAACTCAACTGGATAGGTTTGCCATGCATCCATTGTGATAGCCTCTTAAATACCGAAGCCTGTACTTGCTCCACCTGTCGCACCAGTAAGCATATACGACCTCACGTATGGTGTTCTATTAATAAGTTGTGAACGCATATGCTTAATACCTTCGTCAAATTTTTCTTTCATTACCAGCGCATTTTGTGTGTCACCTCTAAACAGATAACCATAATGCATTGCGCCATCTATAATAATATGTTGAAACCGTTCTGGAATTGTTGGGACATCTGTAGCTACAGCAAGGTCTGTTGGAAATGTGTAATATTCATACACCAGTTCATACGCCTTGTCTGGCTCTGGTGTCATTATAAAATATAAGTTAGGTGCTTGTGCTACTTTATTAGGTATACCTTGACCAATAGAAGAACTGTATTCTTGCTCTACATATCTATCTAAATAATCTTCATATGCAATTTCAGTAATACGTGTAGTGGCATTACCCAGAGAAGTATTTTCTTTAATACGAAATGAATTGAAATTAATTACTTTAGCGTCAGCAGGAAATGCATAACGACTTTGATTAGCAACTAAAGTTGTTTCTTGTGTAGTATGATTAAAAGGCCAGAAATATTCTGACTGATTAATATATCTAATAGAAGCATTAACTGAATCTTTGGCTTGCGAATAAAAACCTAGTGCAGTAGCAAAATTAGCTGAACTGAGTTCTACCTCATTCAGCCGCCTGTTTATTGCATTTACAAGTCCAAGAAAATCGTATGCCATGTTATGTCCTTAATCAAAGTGAAGGGGCAAGTTGCCCTGCCCCCTCAACTATTTAGGCAAGTGCGTCACGGTCTACTTCGTTAGCACCCATGCTACCCATATCGGATACATTAAGCATCAACGCCCAAACGCGAATGTTACCAGCGGTCAGCGAAGTGACAGCGTTAAGTTCAACGTCAAGAGTATCAGCAGAAGTAACCATTACAGGGTTAGCATCGCCTTCAGGCACAGTGCTGTAAGTACCAGCAGCACCAGTGATATCAAAATCAACTGCCCAGTTATCTACGTCACCACCAGTTACACCAAGATGTACAGTAGCGGCAGTAGCTGTAGCAGCAGTCATAATTTCAATACCAGCAGCCATAATCATGGTTTCAGCAGGAACTGAAATGGCTTCAATAATGTCGCCAGCAGCCAGTGCAGAACCTTTAGCGGTTACTGCAGCAGCAATATCAATTTCATGCTGTACCATGTACGGCTGACGGCCACGTGCGCCAGCACCACGTGCGG